TCATCTTAGCTTGAACTTGTGCTTGAGATGTTACACCCAATTGGGCGGCAAGGGAACCTAGTTCATCGGAGGATGATTCAGCAGCACGATCGGTGTTGAGTAGGGAATCAAACGCGGTTTTTGAGGATGTGCTGAAACTGCGAAAGGACTTTGATACATCCTGCGCGGTTTTTTCAGTTTCACCGAGATTGTCGGTAAACTTTTTTATGGTTTTCGTCGCATCGTCCTCAGACGTAAGCAGGACTGCGATGGTATATTCAGCGCCCATATTCGTTCCTCAGATTGATAACCTCACCTACGATTCGCCACAACCCAGGGTTAGAATCTATCCAGGTGTTCCAGTCACGGCTTGTTTTCCACGCTCGTACAGCATTGTATACGTTTAGTGCTGTTAGCGCTCGGCGCAACTCCCCGGCGCGTTGATCTCGTACCCCTCCCGGTTCTGGCAATGCATCAAATGCTTTGCATTGCCAGGCAAGTTCTAATTCTGGCGGCGGAGGGTACTTCTTTGGGTTTTCGGCGTGATCCGCCGCCGCCAGGATCATTCCCCCGGTACGTCCTGAGAATCAGCGATCCAGTTGTCGATCTCACGAGATAGCCAATGCACGGCAGCGGGGAGCATATCGTCAACGGTCTCTTCTGTGACATCCTTGAGCCAACCACACGAAGCTGCTGCACGCACAATAGCCCCCCGGTTTTCCGGGATAGATAGTTGTGCGCTGCGCTTCTGTTCTGCTTGCAAGTTGGCTATAAACTCACGCAACACCAGGCCGAATCGCTCGCCATCGAGCTTGGGTAGCGATTTCACAAAATCCGTTATTTCCTCGCCGTATTTGTGAGCGTCTATGCCACCACCTTTGATCCGGCGTAGGATGGCGAAAAACTCCTCTACTCCCCGTTGGCGCAAGTTTGGCAAGTCGAAGGACAGTTCTAGCTTTTTGTGTGATATATTCATTAGCTTGCGATAGTCTCCGTCGTCACGTAAGCCACTTTGAACTGGAATGAGCACTTGATCGGACTACCATCACCAGCGTCGAGCGGCGGGTATTGGAAATTGGTGATCTTTGTCAGCGGAGTATAGTACCGCTGGTCTCCAATATCCCCACCTCCAGGACTCCACCGAATATAGATCGCGTCTCCACAGGCAGCCTCGTGCTCTGCTCGTGCCAATTCCCAACCCTCGACGTCGTTTTCTGAGTAGATGACCGTTACAGTCGGCGTCATCGGTTCTCTTTTGCCGAAGGTGATTACGGCAGTGTCACCGTCTTGGGTATACCCTTCTCCACTCATTCTCGATTGGTCTAGGCCAGAGATTGATTGTGCCGTCCCACTGATGTCTGACCAGGACGCATTGTCACTGCTGAACTCTATTTTCCCGCAAGCCATTGAAAAACGTTCTGTAGTCTGTGCCATTTCGTCTACCTCCTGATAGTTAACCTATTTTCAGCCTTTACGTCTTCGTGCAGGCTGTGAAGCCGTAATCCATTCTTGTGCATTTCGTTTCCACTTCTGAATCGTGCTCGTTTTGTATTTGAATAATTCTGCTACTTGTTCATCGTCGGCATCTAAAAATTGAGCTACCGTGACAATTCCAATCATTGCAAGCCTTTTTCCTCTCCTCACCCAGCCGGGCAACTCCGAAAGAGGCGGCGTGTAAACTGGTGCGAGAGCATTCTTTTTCAACAGCACACCGATTACGCCGGGTTTGAAATCACCCTCGGTGACAAGAGCGCCAATAGGTTGTCCTGTGCTCAATTGTTTCAAAACTGTATATCGTCCCATAGCTCTCCTAGAACACATTCAGCACAATCGTGAACCGCCCACGCAGGTCTGTTACGCCCTGATATTCAAATGAGCCTATCGCCCACGACCATTTGAACGTGCGAATACCTGTCAAATCAAACGGCGGGCAATCCTGAACTTTCATTATCGCTCGGATCGCGTCCACCCCGCCAACGAGCGCCTTCATATCCTCTCCCAGGTGACGACGCGGGCGGTACACGTCGGCAAAGATGATTATTTCCTCTACGATCTCAGCGTTGTTGAGTGTCACTTTCTGCGTTCTGCTGTCCGTGCTCACAGGTGAACCAGATTGCGGCCAGACCTGGAGCAGTAGATCTTCGTGTTGTCCCTCGGTCAGTTCGTCGTAGGATTCACTCCGGGCAATCCCCGAAGCGACGCTCAGTTTGCCTTCTATCGCATCGCACATCTGTGCTAGTGTTAGGGTGCTGCCTCCCATATCATTTCCCCCTCGTGATGCTGCCCACTGCCCGGTCAAAGATGGCAAAGATGCGCTCTTTGTTTTTTTCTATTGCTCGGCTCAGATAGAATTTGCCCTTCATAAACTTTGTTCCGAACTCTTGATAAGGCGCATAATGTACATTGCTTCCTACAATTCCCTCGACTGGATTTCCTTGCCTTACCTCTGGTGTGATGCTTGCCCGCAATCGCCCAGTGTCTACCGGGGCATTGATCTTGGCATCCCTCACAACTATCAAAGTAGCATCACGCATTGCCTGGAGCATCGGCGATCCGCGCAAGCCTTGAACTGTGCGAATCATAGCACTTTGGATTTTTTTCAACCCGCGCACTTCAACACTGACGTCCACTTACCGCCTCCCCGTCATCGGCTTGACATAGCGCCCATCAACGAGCAGCCGCTTGATGTCTGGGTCGAGACTTTGCGTATACATCAACGTCCCCAACTCCCCACTTGCCAGCGTGTCACTCATTGCAGCCTGAAGACGCTTGAACCAGCGCGCCGATTGCATAATACATGCCGTCACGATGTCTGCTGGCGTATCTGTCGCCCAGCCCCACTTGGCCGTAACTTTGACAGTAGGAACGCCCCGCGAGACAGTCGTGTGGGGTTTGAATCCAGCCTTGAAAGAATAGTCCCCACTGGTGAATAGACTATAAGCTGCGTTTGCCCCAATGACGAGCATCGTGTAAGGCATAGATACGTAGTCAGGCAACTTCGGATCACCCGTCGCCGGAAAGCAGTCCGCATCTGTCGTAATGCCCAGGGTTCCCACCGTCCAGGCCGTGTATTCGTCTTCATCGTCGCTTGGTGAGTTTTTTACAGCGACTGTTGAGATTGACGTGCACTCGTCTATCAATTGATAGGGCTTTCCTGAGCCAGAATAATAACGAGCGGTGGCGCTATCATCTGCCGTAAACCCATCGGGACGATTACAAAACCGGTCGATGTTTCTGGTGGCGCTATCGAGCAAACGAGTGATCGTCGCTGTCCATTTCCCAGCGGTGTCTTTAAGGTCAATCTCGGCTTTGAATATTGCTATTGTCGCGTAAGCCATTATTCCTCCACAAACTGTTCGTACTCTGTTCCACGCAAGTGCCCAACGATGGCCTTCCAATTTGAAATCGTATCCCGCCAGGGCGCATGGTGAACCTTCTGCATTGCATACGAGAGTGGTAAATATGGAACGCCAAGAAAACCACATATTGACCGTCCAAAAGTTTCTGGTATCCAACTAGCGTTTTCGCCGCCTGTAATCTGCTCATAAGTCAAGTTCAAAACTGGGAGATTGCTTCTCGTTAGTTTTCTTTCGGCTAAAAAGTAGCGTCCGGCCTCATCATTACAGCGGGCCAGCACACTGCCGGGACCGAGTTTACACGGTGGCAAATCAACAGGTGTGAAGGTGTGCGTTGGATGTCCCTTTATAGTTCCCAACCGCCGTCCGGCGTTTATCTCGTGACTGATTGCCTGGTTGAGAATGTTTTCACGCTTCAGGAAAATCACCTTGACGGGTGGCGCTTGAGACGTGAGATATTTCCATACCGGTGAACGGAAAGCGTGATTATTGATTAGCTTACACATTGCGATCTTGTAATGCTGCGAGTGCAAGATCAATTCAAGACGCGCTACTTCGTCAGGCGCAGCTTTGGCCCATTGGCTACGTTTCGCTAACGGCTCCCCTCGTTCACAGAAGATGTCCGGGTGATTGCTCAGGCAACCAGCCAACCAGCTTCCGCCCGTTCGTTGCAGTGTAATGAGTACCGCCGGATTAGCCGCTGTCATTTTTCCTCCGATAGAAACGACGCTCGCCGTCGAATAATTCAAGACTACACTCAAGTTCAAAAGACTTTAGCAATTCATCCCTGCCTTCGTCATTGCGAACGTCTATTATCAAAAGTCCTCCAGGGCGAACTAGACGACTGGTTTCTTTTGCATAAGCTTCCAGTGGGAAATGCCAACCCCATGCAAACAAAGAAAGTGCCAAGTCTACTTTTACATCTGTAGGGATCTCACAGTCATCTGTTGCCTCAAGCAGGTGAATCTGCTTTGCGGGCACACCGTTGTTGCCCATCAGTTTCCACGCTGTCCGAAGCGACGTATAGAAAGCGTCTTGGGTTTCTGTTCCATATTCTGCGTTGATTGATGTTTTATCCAGTAAATAAAAGTCAGCATCAGGATACAGTGAATACAAACGTGCATCTATGGCGGCAATGCCACACCCGATGTCGAGGATAGCGTCAGCCTCGTCGGACAACCAGGGCCTTATTAGCGCCATATCGTACTCGATAATCTCTGAGTACATCAAATCAAGTCGCCGGATCGCTGTACGCTGGAGGACGGCATAGGCCAACATCTCGTGATTCAGTTTCAAGTAGTAAGATTTCATTGCCCAATTCCCAGGCTGTCGGCAAGTACCATCAAGGCGGTTTGCAGATCTTCTTCTGAACCATTGAAAAACGACGGCTTCATCTTGCCGTTTTTCAATGTGTAGAATCCATCAGGCAGCCACTTGCCTTTCTTCTTGAACAGGTTACGGTATGCCGTTCTGTATTTTTCATCTTCTGGAGAAACCGTTATAAGCAGTCCATTCATCTTGTACAGAATACTCTCAAAGATGAATAGATTCTCTACCTGTTGGCGTTTCAGTTTACGCTTTTGGCCCACTAGCCCATCCTCCAAATTGATAATCAAACACCCAGTGTTTTTGCTGATAAACGTGTCCGGCCATCCGCTTGTCATATTTCTTGGCTGTGAAGTGAGTTCCGACACGTCCAGTATTTGTCACACGGGATAGGGCGGGAAATAGATTGTACACTCGCTCCCCCCGCTTTCTAATGTAGTTTGCCACGCTGTTGTCCCACATCCCCGGACGCCCCCACAATATCTCGGCGTTGCACCAAGCCGGATTGCCATAAGACCACCACTGGCGCTCACCCATCAAAAAGCCCCACCCAACAAAGGCCCGCGAGAAAAGTAGGTCTTGAGGATTCTCTCGTCCCATATCGTGCATTTTACACAAGCATAATGCCCCGATGTCATCGAGGCCTGGCGTGGCTAATAGTTGCGCTTCGTTTTCAATGTACCAGTTTGCGACGTCAAGCGCATCAGGAGATAGTACCAGGTCATCTTCCAGGTACAGGTTGTAGCCAGCCCCTTCGTGGTCAAATACGTGATTCATTAGCCAGTAGGTATTTTGGTTTATACCTTCATTCTCTCTCGCCCGATGAATCGCCGTGTCAACAAAGTCAACTTCTTCTGCTACCGCCCAGACATCATCAAAATTCCCACCACCCGCGTCGATACGGATGTGGAGTTTCCAATCATCAAAGGATGCTTGTTGGTTATATAGTGAATCAGTGAGCAAGCGCAAGTTGTCGGGTCTGTTGTAAGCCGCTATCGTGATCGTTTTATTCATCGCCTTCCTTGACAGATGTAAAGTGCATTTTTTTAGATCGTATATTGGCAGAACTAACGAGCATCCAGTCTGCCTCTTTTCTTGCCCACCAGACAACTCCCCCCTTCGGCACTTGTGGATCGGCTAACGTTTCGTCTACTGCCCGGATCACACCCTCGCGCCCTTTTCCGTAATCGTGCCCGCACAGAATGCCGCCGGTTTTCAGTAGGGGGGCATAATGCAGAATATCAAACTTGACGGCTTCGTAACTGTGATCGGCGTCTATACATACCAGGTCAAAACAACCCGCCGGAAGTAGTCCAACCGCATCACTGGTGAGCATTCTCAAGACTGTTACCCTATGCCGCTTGTCTGTGATATTCGCAAGGAAGATCGCCACGTCTTTATCGCCCACTTCACGACCACCAGGTTTGACTGGTGGCAAGTTCCAATTGTCCACACACCAGATGTGCGCGTCACTACTGTCGAGCAGTGCTCGCGTCGAGCGCCCGTGATAGCAACCGAGTTCAATGATTTTCTGACAACCGGTTGCCAGTTCAGCGAGTCGTCTCAAGTCGTGTTCAAACATAGACGACTGAACCGGAATTTGCAAAGCTCTCGTTAAATCAACGCTCATTGTTTATTTCTCCCATCTAAACAGTGTTTTGTGTCCATTATATCCCAAATATATCCCAAATTTGGGATATAAATATTTGCAAAAAATTCTGTAACATTTTTTCGTACCCCTATATATAGACAGAACTCCTTGGATTTGCTACTTTTCCCTACATATAGGGGTAGTTTTTATACCCCCTAAAAACGCCATACTATATACACATATTGCTCTCATAACACGTCTAGGGGCTTCCTATATCCCTAGTTTTATCCCAAATTTCAGGGGAAACAGCCCAGATATGATGACCGCACAACTCAAAATCAGCCCCGAACATCTCCCCGACGGCGCGTGCTACACCGGGCCATCGCTCAATATAATCGTGGCCGCAGAGGATGGCATTTTCTTCGAGCAACGGGATACTGTTTTCGATGTCAAATTTGACGGCCTCATAATCGTGATCGGCATCTATAAATATCAGGTCAAAGATACCAAGCGGCAATATCTCAAGAGCCTCTCGTGTGAACATTGGCATCACTGTCACTCGCCCCTGAACGTCTGCAATGTTCTCTAGGAATACTTGATAGTCGGCGTCCGTAATCGTGACACGGCCTTGCACTCCACCCTCGTCAACTCCACTCCAGCTATCTACACACCAGAGACGGGCATTGGAGTTGTCAAGCATTGCTCGTGTCGAACGCCCGTGGTAACAGCCCAACTCCAGAATATTTCCACATCCTCGTGCTTGCTCTGCTAACCATTGCAGATCGGCCACAGATGTGCCACCAGCGCGGATAGATAATGCTTTGCTTAAATTCATTGTAGCCCCTCATTTACATTGTCTGCAAAATCAGTCTGTTGCAAAAATGCAACGACTTCATCCCAATTGGCAACTGTCTCTGCCATTGTTCCCCGGTGGAGCTTACGCATATCGCTATACATCTCTCGATATGGTACTTCCAGAAATTGACAAATCTCCTCGGTGGCAGAATTGGCAATACTGGATGTTTCTACGCCTCTCGTCATCTGTTCGTAAGTCACGTGCAAGACAGGCAATCCGCTCTCTTGAAATCGCTGGCTCCAATCCCCTTGTCGCTGCGTCAAACTACGACACCAGTTGAAAACATCATACGGGTCTAGCGTTGCCGGTGTTGGGTGTACCTGTTCAAATGTATGCGTCGGATGATCGCACACTTTCCCTGAGCGTTGCGCAATGTTTATCGCAACGCTCACAGACTGCTCTACAATATTCTCGCGTGTTAGATAAATGATCTTTACCTGCGGCTCGTACTCTATGATACATTGCCATACCTGCTCACGGCTTGCGTGGTTGTGCATTAGCTTACACATACAGGCTCGATAATGCTGTTGGCACCAGATCAATTTCAATCGTTCAGTCTGGTCTTGGCAGGCCACCCCCCACCGGCTCCCCCGGTGGAATGGCTCCCCCCTTGTGCAAAATATGTCGGGATGATTACTCAGGCAGCAGGCTAAAAATGTACCGCCTGTGCGTGGCCCGGCCAGTATGATAGCGGGTTGCGGGTTTTTCATTCTGGCCTCTTGTATGCTGCCAATGAGTCCGGCGTGTCTAGTTGTTCCCATCTTGCTTCCTGTGCCCATTCGCTGATTGCCCGCCTCACTCCCTCGAGGTGAGGCAGTAGTACCAAGTGCTTGGGCAGTGGGGCATAGTCATGCATCACGACTATGCCCCACGGTACAATTTTAGGTGTCCAATTCACCAGGTCTGCTTTCACCCCAGCATAATGATGATCGCCGTCAACGAAAAGCAGATGAATCGGCCCGTCAAATGCCGTGTGGCAAGTCACGCTATCTGCTATGATGTCAGTGGTACGCAAGCTAGGAGACGGATCAACGTCTGGTTTTTTGATGTCAATTCCATACAATTTCGCTTTCTGTGAACCTGCCCGTAAGCAATACATCGAAGCATAGCGAAAAATACCGATGTTCACAAAGACCGGATCTGTGAACCGCCCGGCAATGAGCGAGGCGGTGTTCTTGAGGTATTGTCGCTCGTCTGGTGTTAACTGTTTTCCGTAAGCTGTTTTCCAGTCTACCATTGCAAAATCCTGTCGTTGTCTCTCGTGGGGAAATCGCTTGAAATCATCACTTGTTCCCTTGAATAAATTCCCTGGCAACGTTGCCACTTTTATACCTGTCTTCCAGCGCACATAATCGAATGATAATTGATCACGCTTTGCACCTCTCTCGTACTCGTTCCACCACAGTTCGTTGAATCGCTCCACAGCCTCAGTGTGTCGCCTGATGAGCACGTAACAAGCCGATAATCCAAAGTGCTCTGGAAATCCATCTTGGTGATAACGTTCCATCTGTGCACCGACTGTGCCCGGTTTCGCCTTGCTCTGGCGTAACACCTCGCGGGCTTCCTGGTAAATACAGTCACGCCCTTCAGGATGGGTAAACACCGCCATATCAGCGTCTTTGAGATAGTTCGTTATTAACCTTTCAGGACTGGTAAGCATTTGAACGTTGCCATCGTGATAGATTGAATATTCACAATTGAGATGTTTGTGAGCCAGAATCTTACATCGTCGGTTTGCCCATTTCGGATCGCGGCCTGAGTAAATAGACTGGTATGACCAGCCGTTCACGGACGGCATACCGCCGTCTGTAAAGCATAGGCTTTGATACCTCGTTGGTAGCAACGTGTCGTAACCTCCAAAGACAGCGGAGTAAATAACGATGCTCATTTCTTCAAAATCCTATGGACAAGTTTTATATCACGCCACGATGGAATATTTCCTCTTTGATAAACTGCCAAGTTCCAAACAGTTGCCGTGATAATCAAACGGCGGTATATTAAATCGGGGATGTATCCCCACCTATGCCACAAAAAAAGCAAATATGAAATTGCTCCGCGTATCCGAACCACTTTGAAAGCACCTTGCAACGGCATAAATTCAGCAACACGTAGCCTGAATGGCCCAATCTCAAAAGTATCCCCGGCTGAAAGTTTTTCCTTGCCGATCATATCAAGTAAACAGCAAATAGAGATTTCAGTTACATCGCCGCCTTCCCACCTATAATCAACACGCTCTGCTTTGCCTGTAAGTGGATTATAAAATTCCTGAACTTTTATGTTTCCATTAACTTCCATTTATCAGTCTCCGATTTACTTCTGCTACCTGCCGCGCCGTTTCCTTCCACGCATCATGTGGTACAATGAGCCTCTGTACAATATCCAGCATTTGCTCCTTTGTCTCATAACGCAATACCGGAAAATCCCAACTATACCCAACGTCGGGAGCAATAATCGGAACTCCTCGCGCCAGCGCCTCAACTACTGGCTTCGGCCCCCCTTCGTTCTCGCTGATGACAACCAGATAATCCAAGCCGTCATAGTAGGCAGGCATATCTTCCCTCGCCACGTTGCCGTCTGTCGTCTTGACCACAACCCCAGGAATAGCGCGCAGTTCGTCTACCCAGTGCATCCGCTTGCGCCCACTTTTGTAGTCACGGCCACAGATGCCGATGGTAAGATTGTCTCGATAATACTGCGGGCACGGCCAGACCGTCATAATGCTCGATTTCCATTTTGGCAGACGACGCAATGTATTCTTGCACATCGCAAAACACCAGTCTACGGCATCGGCCACCTCAAAGAAAACGTCCACCCATTTTCCTTCTTTTTCAAGATGTGTGAACATCGCCGTCGTTACTGTGTCTACAGGTTCGTACAGGGCGTAGTTGATGAACATATTCACGTCCGCTTCTGGATCGGGCTTCTCTGTTATGACTGCACTAGGCATCCACTCGGCCAGGTTTTCAGCGTCATAGCGCAGTGACCAGCGTTGTTTTTCTGTCTCTGTAACGATGTTCAGTTTCATTGGAACACATCCCGCGTGTATGTTTCTAACATTCTCTGCTTGAATACATCAGAGTCGTGTATCTTCCAATCAGACTTGAATCCAGAACCTTGATGCTCGTGCCAGAGATAGACAGCCTTTACCCAGACGCTACGCCAGTCCGCCCTCCGTGCTTGGATACAAAACCAGGTATCAGATGAATAATGAATAAAATCCTCATCCAGGTAACCGATGGTATCAAATACCTCGCGCCGTATAAGCGCACACCAAAAAGGAACGGTATTTGCAAGTACCAGGCCAGTGTTGCCTAATCGTCCACTCTTCATACTCGATGCACAGTGCCCAGACGGAACAGCGATCCCGTAATTCTCTTTTGCGTAGAGCGCGGCTTGTAATGCTGCCAGCCAACTATAAGAAAACCGCTTGATGTCATCGTTCAAAAAGCAAACATCTTCATTTGATAACGTGCGCTCTAGCCCTGCGTTGACTGTCTTCGTAAAGCCTTGTCCTTTTTCGTCGTGTATAACTACAAGTCGGGTGTCCATACCTGCTGAAATCTGTGCCCGTCGCCCGGTGTCTTCACCTTGTTGTTTGTCAAGCGTCGGTATGATAATACAAATATCTCTCACAGGGCAGCCCTCCCGAATAAGTGCTCTACAATCTCGCCGCCGTTAAATGGTCTTCCGGCAATGAATAATTTTACCGGACTTTTACGAAGCGCCCTGAGTAGCGCCCCCTGGTCGTGCCGTCTCCATTGCAACCATTCTTTGTGCCAGGCGTCAAATAATTTCTGCGTTCGTTCATTCTTTTTGAACCACATCACACCGGTATTGAGCATCAGTGGGAAATTATCTCCAAGTTCTTTCAGTGTCGCCAATCGCTCATTTTTATCCAGGTGGTGCAATGGCTCTCCAGTTATTTTGCTTGGCACGATTACAAAATCCCATCCATCGTCTAGTGCCCTAAATCCCCACGACACATCTCCGTGTACCCGTGTGTCGGCATCCAGGAAAAGTGTGTCAACGAATGGCGTCGTATGAAAAAGCATCGTTTTGGCCCATCGCCCCGGTTGGCCTATGTTCTCACTGTCCAGGGTAAAATCAACTCCCTCAATTCTGTCTCCGACGACGGCAACAGGATAATGATTTTGTTTTCTTAAAGTACGAATACTCGCAGTTGCTTCTATCACGGCCCGCTCTCCATAAGCCACGTATATGACGCCTCTCATAATTGTCGCAAGTTCCACTTCGGTGGCAGGGTGCATACCATTGCACGAACGGCGTAAAGTGAACGAAGGAAAGCGTGCTGTTCATCTGCCCCTGATTCTATTTCTGAACGCCAGCGCGCAACGATGTTTTCAGTGTTGGCAGTTCTGCGCATCCACATCAAATTCGTATCATAAACCGGGATACGTAAGTCGCCAACGATATTCAGTGTGCGGGCTTTTTCTTCATCAGTTCCATAGTCTTTTGCTGTTTCGTTTTCGTCTACGAGCATTGCCAGGATTTCCCATCCTGGCTGTCCTGTCTCCTCAAAATCAAGTAACCGAGAGAACCCAGCGATTGTGGCGTTCTCTGTAACTGTCACTTTATCCGTATTCCATAACATCGTCCCGGGGAAAGGTAAAGAGATAGCGCCACACTCAACGTCGAGCAATTCACCGGCCCGCCCCAAGAAGGTTATAGTAGGAAGAGTGTCTGAGCGTGCCAAAATCCCACAGCCGTCAAACTGCATAGCTTCTTCAAACCGGTCTTGTCGAGGAATCTCTGCCTGTCCAGCTGCAAATAGTTGGCGGGCACGATTCTTGTAAACAGGAACCCAGCTACCCGGATGGTAAACCACTTGATCGCCGTGCTCGTCTGTCTCGCGAATGATACCTGTTGCTTTGACGTAGATCTTGCCCATAGGTTTCCTTTGGGGAGCGGGCAATGTATACCCGCTCCCCTTGTCAAGCCTCGGTTAGTCAATCACCTCAGCAAGCGCCGAAGTGGATACGGGCGGATAGGCCGCAACGAACTTGATAGGGATGAGTTCACAGTAGACATTTGCCGTGCCCACCGTTAGAACACCCCGCACATAGTCAAAGCCGCCGTCCACGTCAAGCTCTGCGGTGCGTAGTTCAACCACGCAGGTCTCGCTTCCATCACCACCAGCCTGCGTCAACTGCGTGATGGATTTGCCGCTGATGTCTTTCGCACCGGTTCCAGACGAGTCAGTCGCCTGTTGCAGTTTGAAATCCAGTGTCGCGGTGGCCGCCATCACACCTACACGGACGAGGTACACCCCGCGCTGGTGGCTTGCATACGATGCCCAAGCCGAGTTGTAAGCTGCCGGGATTTTGTTCGCCGGGTAGAGACCGGCGATTATCTCGTTCAGTTCTGTAAATTTAGCTGTATACATTTGTCATACCTCCGATTAGCTACTGGACGGATCGCCCAAGATCACGAACGGTGAAATCTGAGTTACCCCATCGGAATAGGTTAGTGGCGCGGAAAGCCAGGGCCTTCCATCCACGCGGTGCACGGCGCGCCATGCGGTGATGTCATTTTGGAACCTATAGTGGTTCGAACTGTCCACTGTGATGCTCTGGCGGTCGCCAATCAAATACTTCGACCAGTCAGCCAGGATGAGATCGCCAGCCGTTCCAAGCGCCGGGCAGTGTTCATTGAAGATGAGCGGATACCCGAACAGGGTGTGCGGCATCGCGTCGCGGGCGCTGGGCATAAAGACGTAACTCGGATTCTCTGCCGGGCCGTTCAGCAGCATCAGGTTACTGAGCAACTGCCGGGAAGCAAACCACACTGGGCTAACGCCCTGGAACGACTCGATCATATTGACCACGTCGGCGAGGACAACAGCATTCGCCCCAGCACGGTTGACTGTGATGGTAGCGGGTGCACCGATGACGCCGAGGGGTTGCCCTGCTCCGGTTCCGTTCACAAACGCCTGCTCTTCATACCAGTTGATCGTACCCTGAAAGGCTTGCATCAAGAGAGCCTCCAGGCTGATGGCAGAATCCTCGAGCAGTTCATCACCGGCCTCAGTATAGCAGACCAGCTTGTGCGCCGTCAAAGTCAACTGGCGAAAGGTCGGCTCAGTCTCGGTCTTCGATGTAACTTCCTCGGTCCACTTCGCCAGCACACCGCCCCACCAGTGAGGCTGTCCGCTAGTCGTGCTAGTCTGGTTGAGCGAGGGGAAGCGGATCGTCCGGCGACGCATAGGGATGATGGTAGCACGCTGGCGGACGATAGTTTCAGGCGGCTTGATAAAGAACAGTTCAGTGCCTTGCTCTACAGGAACGAGAAAGCCACCAGAAGCCCCCACGCTTTCGACCAGATCTTTTTGTTCTTTTAATTCATTCCATCCGCTCGTCTGTCGAACAGGCGTCCCCGGTTCAGTCGGGTCCCTCCACGACTTGAGCTGGTTGTCGTGCTGACCTCGAGCAGAATTATAGATAGCCAGAAGGAATTCACCCAAGGTCTTGAACCCCTGTGGCTTTTGCAGTTCTGGATCATCGTCGTGGACGGTGGTGGACATAAACGCCTTGCTCGCCTGCTTGATCTGAAGCAGGGAATCGATGTCTGCTGTGATTGCTATAGCTTGCTCAACTTTGGCGCGGGCAGCCTGCTTTTCCTCTGCTGATGCTTCTTCGTTGAGCAATACAGGTTGGGCTTCATTGAGCAAGAAAGTTCCTTGCCCCTTCATCTCGGCGATCTTGGTTTCTGTGATTTCCATTTTAGTCAATCCTCCATCTCAGCTAACCCGTCAAGGCTAGTCTTATTTTGTGAATATCCAACAACGTCAACTCGTCTGAGGTGGGTAGACTATCATCTGGCCCGGCCTGCGCTGCGATTGACTCTTTACTCGCGGCCTGTTTGTCAGGTGCGGTTTTATCTGGTGGTGGTTTCGATTGGGGTAGTTTCTCCCAGCCTGGAACTTCCACACCAGCGTCCTCTAGTATTTCGAGTATTGTGCCAAGTGCTGTTACTAGACGGTCGGCGTTGCGTTGAGCTAGAACACGCCCGGCCTTAGAATCTGGATATGAGTTGACATCTGGCAACCGGATCAATTGACATTTAGCGTTGGCTACAAATCCACGCTCTTTGCCGTCTAGCCATTCGTTGAATCTATGAGCCTCAGCCGTCATTTCCATATCAGTGAGATGATCTTTGATAACCAGTATGAAACGCCCTGATTTTTCGTCTTCATCTAGCACAATTTCGTCAATATCCGTCTCTTTATCACCTTCGCCCGGTCGTTCGGCCCGTCGCATCTGCCCCCCACACTCTGGACATTTTACATCCCGGCAGTGTTCGCTCGATTCCATCTTGTAGCCACACTCGATGCACTCACAAGAAAATCCCCCCTCCTCTTCTGGTACGATTTCGGGGTTGTCTTCTTCTGTCATCTGTTTATCTGTTTCTTCGTTGGCATACAGCGCCGCCATTTGCGCTTGCGCCTCTTCCTCTGTGTCGTGACAGCCCAGACTTTCACCAGTCTGATTGCCTTCCTCGTCTACCTTGTAGACACAAAACTGTTCGCTCTCTGGGAAAATATCCCAGGGCTTTTGTTCTTTCTGCTTTGTCCCTGTCGTAGCAGTCTCGGAGTTCACACCCCAGATGACGGGGGAAATCTCCCACAGTTTCAATGTGCGAAGATTACGAACGGTAACTTCTTGCTCTTCCTTCGTGGCCTTCGAGAAATCGCAATCGAGCACGTCATACCCAAAGCTCCATTCCCTTACGTCGCCAGCTTCGAGCAAGTGGAAAACCTCGCTTCCGTTTTGGGTTTTCATATTGAACTTGATACGCGCCCAGGCCCCACCTGTTGCATCGGGACAACTGGATTTTATCTCAACAGGGAGTTCATCACGCCCCAATTCCCGAAAGGCCATTGGGTGGCCCAGGACACGCAATACACTATCGGTCTGGTGTTTGTCGAGCACACTCACATTTCGCCCGTGCTCGGCAAACGTCTTCGTAAATGCGCCAGGGTGAATAACGTCAAGGCCCTCGTCCACGTTTCCCATCACAGCCCAAACCGCCTCGACGATCCCTTGCGCCTCGTCTGACTTTGTTACCATTGCAGAAAATGTCTTGCGTTCCATTTTATTAGTCCTCACTTTTTGTCTCGACTGGCCCCGGTTTTATCTTACTGAGACACCGGCGGCATAATTGTTTCCCGGCGTGTTTGCTATTCGGTGGCGCTACCACCAACAGGTCACAGCGCATAGGATAGTCACATCCAGCACACCGAGCGAAGTCAATCTGCAAGCTAATCATTGCCATCACATCTCCAGTACCGGCAAGACCGTGCACCGACAAAAACAAATCTGTTCGGGCGGCGCGCTCTTGTCGCCAGGGTGCTGCATTGGAATCCCAGCCACGTCGAAAGGCTCGTTAATAGGCCGCACTTGCCCACTGGTCGGCGGTTTATGATCATCTCGCGTCCTCTTGTCACCCGTCGCCAACCACTCCTTCCCTGGTGCGCCCCACGCTTTGTACAATTCCCACGAACCGGTATTAGATGCTCCTACAGTTTCAGTCCGGGCAATGTTTTCACGGCGATAAAAGGGCATTCGAGAGGCGTACCATTCAAAGTCCTCTTTCGTCAAATCACCCTTCATCCACTGCTGAAACATCGCCTCCAGATTCTTGGTCATATCGTGAATGCTCCAGCCCTCTTCCATCGACTGCTGGAACATAATCCGCATCGCCTCGTTCGTAGTGTCGAGAATGGGTTGGGCAAACTCGATGACGTATTGCATAAACCATTCTTCGGCCAACAGGTTCTCAACGTCAAATGACATACCAAACTCAATATTCAATTGCTTGGCTCGGTCTTCGACTAGTCCCGCCAGCACAGGAGCGAAAGTCTCGCGCCAGTTTTCCAGGCCGCCCATCGCTAAATAATCCTCGACGCGCAAGAGAGTTTCATTCCAGGCAATCGTCGCTTTGCTTTCCAGCGCCTTTGACTTTGCGCCGTGGACGATGGCTAGTATCTCGCGGAGGTCGTGGGCAAAAGCGCCGTTGGCAGCGTCTCCAAACTTCGGTTCCCAGGAAATAGCCTGAGTGTCCATCTGTTTCCAGAAGGCAGCTTTTTGTTCCTGCATTAAGCGGTTGGCTTTCGTTTTAACCTTACCGCTTCGATCTTCTTCGTCTTCCTCTGCCTCGACGGGTTGATCGGACGGCTCCGGCAGTCGTGGCGTTTCTGACGAACCCGTTGCCATCAGATTGAACGGCAAATACCCCCGGTTGCCACCGGGGATGGGCGGAACTTTAAGCCCAACAGCGGCAAACGCTTCATCGGCGGGTGTTCCCATTTGAAACATCGTATACGCCGCTGTAACGAGCGCGGGTACATCTTTCTGCAATGCTGGCACGTCGCTGAAATCATAAGCCACCCAACTATTTCCACCCTGCAAATAGTAACGAAATTCATCTTCATACAGTTTCATCTCTGGGTACAGTGTATCTTCCCAGAAGCCGCGCCGGGCAGTAGGGTAGTTAGATTCTGTACTTCTAAACAAACCAAGCCGCGTCCCGATAAGCATTGGGTGAACACCAAAAGGTCCACAGATACGGCTCTCGTTTCGTTCGTCAATTACTTGAAACCCCATCTCGTCAAACGATAGACCGATGCGTTCATAACTTGCACTCTCATCCAACACCGCAATTTCCTCGGCCCAGTTGCGATAACCGCCGTAAATCTCCTTGTAGCGTTCTTTGATACGGGAAGCAGTAGCCTCGTCAGCGAATCCCTTGACACTGATGATGCCGGGCAGAATAACACCTTTGTCGAAAAACAACTTGAGGAAATGCGTCACCGAGTTGTCGACGTCGGCACTCCTGGCGACTGGTGAGATGGGCGATAAACCTTGTCCCATTCCCTCGAGCGGGTCAAGCGGATTGGGTAGCTTGACGTGCATCATATCCTTGCTCAGAATCGCTTCGCCTTTCTCCCAGGTCTTGCCCTCCGGTACATAGAGATAGCCTACCTCGCGCCTGCCAAGTGGCACAACGAAAGTGCGATCTGGCCGAAGTGCATACAGGGCAACCGGCACATCTTCTCCCGGTTTTCTTTCCACGGCTACATAGCAATTCCCTGAAATGTTAAGGTACACCTCGCACTGAGCTTGAAACTCTGCAAATCCCTGGTGTGGATTGGGGCGTGTTACCAGTTTTGAAAGCGGATCGTCTTCTGGTAACATCTCTGGATTCTCGCGTGTCCCGGTGTAGGCCCGCAACGGCACTTGCATCATAGAGCGAGCTTTGTACATTATGCAACTATACACGACTGAGTTGAGATTGAACCCCTCCTTAACGTATGCCTGATAATCACAGAGTTGCCACTGCGGTTGCTCGTTTCTCCAGTTCGGCCAGATAAACGGCGCTGATTTCTTCTCTCTGGAGCCTGTACTCTTCTGAGGGAAGCCGTTTCGGAAAACGTTCAGTGCTATTTTTGCCCGTTCAATTGCGTTTGGTCTTGTCATATAAACACAAAAAAGCCCCGCTTGAGGTGCTCAGGGCACACAAGCGGGGCGCTCATAGGCGCTCAGTATTTAGTTGTAACTACACTAGTTTAACACAAAATATCGTGGATGTCAAGCAAGCGGAATAGTAACAAACGTTGCCTTTTCACTCATCACAGCACCGTTGTAAAAAGGAGCAAGTGGCACCCAGCCGACTGAAGGAGCGTCGGCTATCTGTGTGGCAGAGATAGTTATTCCAACAAAGCAGTTTTCCTCAGTATCAAATCGTATCCAATCCATCACACCGCCAATGATTACAGGGAATGTCAAATAGCGACGCTCTGAATGAATTGATCTAGCGTAATTCAGTAGGTCTTCTTTGTTCTCTTCATAGTAACTGAGAATTTTCTCTTTTAGTTCTACAGATACGTTTTTATCCATCTTGCTCTCCTTGCTCAGAATCAAATTCCATCGACACACAAGCCCCCGGCTCAGACTGGCGAACGTGCGCTTTCAGGCTGTGCGGCTCTGTGGGTAGGGATAATTTCGGGTACAATGCACGCATCTCAATAACAGTATATCCGAGACGTACGGGCCACTTCGCCTTGAACCACGCAGGAGCAAACCGTTTCTTGGCGTGTTCTAGCCAGTTAGCGGGATACTCAACTTTAACCCATTCCAACGTCTCGCCATAGACCTCTTGGATGATACGCAAGACAAGTTGGTTTGCGTGGAATTCCGCAGCTTTCAAATCAACCTTCCGCTCACCGACTACCGTTTCTTTTAGATTATCATTAAGGTATTGGAACAGAAACAATTTGAACTTTTCCAATTTTACCTCACGTTCTGTCATTTCATCCATTATCATTCTCCTTTATCTGTAACAAGTTTTGCCCCTTGTTGTTATCCTGGTAGGTTATCACAAAATTACGTGGATGTCAAGTTAGTGTTACTCTTTTTGGTCATTTTTCTCCTTTAGTCAACTCAAATATATCTCTACCCCTAACCTGTTCCCTCTGCACAAGTCCAAGCCCTTCTAGTGTGTTCAACGCTATGGCAATATCATCGGGGAAACAATACAGCGCCGCCACCAGTTCAACCGCCGGGGCAGGCCCCATCTCAAGCAACCGTAATATCTTGCGCCCCTTTTCCTCAGTACCACAGTAGCGGCGCACCAGGTTTGTGATAGGGATGACGGTCGTGTGTTCCTGGCCGTGATGCTTGGCCTTGACGACCAGGCAACCGTTTTGCACTTCAGCGATAGGGGTTTGGCAGGCGGTACAGCGGATGTAGTTAGTAGTCATTTGACCTGCCTTTCTTATTCCCATTCATCACTGCCACAGTTCTTGCAGCACAATACACCTATCAGTTTTGCCCGACCGCAATATGCACAGTGTTGCGGCTTGCGTTTAACTGCCTCGCCGGGATGCAATAAAGACTTCCTTAACGATCCGGTGTCAACAAGGCGGCCATACTTAGTTTCATTTCCTAATTGAAGCTCCATAAATTGCAATAAGCTGAGGAAACTACTCATTATCCGCTCTCTCCTCACATTTTGTCAATCCATTTTACCACGCCTTTCTCGCCATCCCATTCGATCTCTCTCTCTTTAATCTCGTCACCAAATTCAACTGTAATGCGAGTAGGTCGTGGTATATCGCCAATTTTAATGGCGCAGAGCGGCAAATGATGAGACAACTTTGGGAGATACCAGTTACCTTTGTCTTCTGGGTCATTTCCCGATACAACTCCTTTGAGATAGGGATACTCGTCATTTTTATGAAGATGAATATTTGTCCACCCTTCTGTTATTGCCGCCTCTATATCGGCTGGCGTCCAGGTATACGGTTCATATCCTCCCGCAGTCCAGTATTCTCTAGGATTCGGAAACTTGGGACTAGATTCTTTGGTAAATAATTTGCGTATCCAGTCACCGGCTACATTTCGTATTTGTAATACAAGACTCTTTCCTGTCTTTATCATTGACAACCTCCTCAACGTCATCCTGTGTTAGAATCGAGCCACAATCACAGCGCATACCAGATGCACAATCGCACCTGTTTATTTCTACATAGTGCGTTTTCCCTTCTTCCGTTCCCCGGCGCTGCCATCATCTTCTAATACCTCGTCAATCCGCTGAATAACGCCAAACAGTCCAGATAAGAGAGCAGCCTTTTCCTGAGCAGCGGCAAGTTGTTCCTGTTCAAGTTCCGCTATCCGCTCACGCACCCTCTCTGCCGATATGCCCTGCTCGAAAAGCATCCAAGAATAGGATGAACCTCGTCCTGTCGGTTGCACACTCATCATCTTTACTCCCTCCCCACAATAAGCCGGATCACGTCTCGTCCACATCTTGCCTACCTCGACGCACTTCGGGCAATACGGGTCAATAAACCCGTCATCATCTGCCTCAATTTCCTCAGCCCGAAAAGTAACGTACCATCCATCAGCGACCAGGGCATCTAGAAAAAGTTGTTGATCGTCGTCAAAGTCTAGGCCGTAATCAAATATGCTACGCCGTTCACCACACGGATAATTGCTACATTCTGCTACGACGATAGGCCAAAGACTCATTAGGGCTACTCCAGTGCTCGCTCAACTTCTGGCAATCGTACTAAAAGTAGTTGATACGCGGTGCATATTGCATCGGATAGATCGTCACCTACCGTATCAATTATCGTGAGTGCATTGGGTAGCAAACGAATGCCGATAAAAAAGGTCTTTTGCTCAAGGGAATTCTCACTCATTCGCCAATGCAAACCGGCAGCCTCAACAGTCTTGATCGCCTCTATGGCCTCTGGCGTAATTGAACGATCTCCTAACCGCTCAGAGAATGATTTAGTCACTCCAGTATGTGATATGTCACGCAGTTTATCCAGACAATGCGGACATAGCTCCTCAACTGAAAAAGAGATAGACGCCGTGAGCCAATCATTATTAGGTTCACCACAAAGCGTCTTGTCTGCGTCTCTGTGGTACAAGCATCTGGTTTCACTCACCTTCGCACCTCTCGAAACTAAACCCGCAATTGGGGAACTTTATCAAGTTGTCAGGGTGAAAAGGCCAGTAACGGCAGATGGGCCTAAAATCATCTTCGTCTTTCCAGATGGTACAAGCGCTTAATTCATCTTGTGAGGGACAGGGGTGTGGCGTATCATCTATTGAACTAATCTTGAACCAGAACCAAGTGCCCTGCCCGTAAATTATTGACCAGCCTTCCCAATTAGACCAATCTGCTGGTTCTTTTGAGCAAACCTGTTCTTCTCCCTCTTCTGGTAGTGAATCCACAAATGACACCTTCATAGAAAACTTAATCGTGTTGTGTATACCGCAGCACTCCCCGCATCGGTTACACTGTCCCAGGCGGTTATACTCTACGAGTTCATTATTCTCAACGATGTAGATGGTCGTTTTTGCTACCAAAACCCCATCCCCCTCCTAGCGCCGTGATTCGCCAAAGCGCCAGCCGCAATGTCATCGGGCAAGTGCCCCTCCCTGTATACGTCATCCACACTGGCGTACCTGTGGCCGTCGTGCATAAAGTCAATCATCGGCGCAACAAATTCCCCGCGCTCAATAGCAGAGATGTAGTTACTGAGCATATCCGAACGCGCCCGCCCTACCATTATAACACCTTCGACGCCGCCGCTTTTCATAAACCCTCTCACCACATCCCCGATGCCAGTTTCGTCGTGGGCGGCGCGTCCTGGATACCGCTGTACCCGTTCGTCAAACTTGCTTACCATCACCGGCCAGGGCAAGCGCCCACAACGTTCAAAGGCCACCAGGTGCATCGGGGTAACATCGGTGCGGAACGTCACGATCACTGTCCAGTCTTTTTTCCTTGCCCAGTCTGCCCCCGTGCTGTACGTTGCGCTCTCCAGATCTCTCCCACCGCAAGCAGGGCACTTGCTCGTTTCCACATCGCTCGTCTCTTCCTGACAAGCAACGCATCTCTGTACCGGCGGTTCAACTTCGATGTATTCCTGATTGCCGCCTACCCAGTGGCCGCGAGATTTGTCAAACATCGCGGCCACCGCTTCAGGGCGAATAGCGCGGTCTTCTGGTGACGGTTCCTGGTGATCATACTCTGTGAGCCACTGCGCATCTGTCACCTCTAAGCGTTTCCGTTCAATCTCTGACTGCAAGAGCCACCCACCAGCCGCGCTCGTTTCCTTGTAACACCAGGTATGAATCGGAAAGTTGCGTTCCCTTGCCCGTTTCAGTATTTCCGTCATCGTTCCATCGGCATAATGATGTGTGCTGCTCGCTACCGTCTGAGCGGGTACGATGATGTCCCCGTCTTCTACCAGGGCCATCGTTTGGCCCATCGCAGCGTCAAAGATTTCGAGGGACATTTCGTCGATTTCATCGAGTCTCAAGCGGGGCGTATGCGGACCTCTCACGCTCGCCTGTGATGCCATCAGCGCCTTGATCTTGTTCCCCCATACCAGGCGCGTCTCACGTTTTATGTCACCGGCCAACAAGTCCAGCGGCGATCCTTTGTGATTCCAAAACTCGCCGATGTACTCCAGAACACGCCCGGACTGCTCCCCACTACCACCCAGAACGTTGACGTTTGCTTTGAGCGTTGCGGCCTCAGTCAATCCGAGAAGTGCCAGAAGGTAAGATTTTCCACCGAATCCTCGAGATGCTTGCCATACCGTCAAGGGCGCGACCGCAAAGTAAGCGTCTGCAAAAGCTCGCCAGGGTGTCGAGTGATCGGGGCATACTTGCACATCAGGAATAGATACACCCCAGGCTTTCTCGACGAACAGGCGTAGCTCTGCCTCATTTCGTAGGGGTAACTCGAAGTGCCAGTCAGTCGGCTGTTGGCTCATCCACGTACTCACGCACTATGATGACGTTGGACTTGATCTTCTCGCCACCGGTCTTGTGATCGATCTCGGTCGTCGGCAACGTCTCCCTCGTCGTGATCCGTGCTAACTCATCAGCGGTCTTGAGGATACCCGCCGCTGCCCTGAGCGTCGTGGGTGGGATGGCTTCGACCGTATAGGCGACCGCTACCAATTTATCACCGATCATTTCCTCTCGCGTAGCAATGCGTGTCGTCGTGGGCAGCTTGAGCAACTCCAGCGCCTTGTCTCGCAACATCGCGGCGTCTTTGAAACGGTTGGCCCGCCACTCGTCGGCGTCCTTTTGAAACTTTTCCTTGATACGTTCTAGCTCTGCAATGTCCCACGCTTCGGCTCTAGTTTTCCATTGCCAACGCTCAAAAGCATTATTCCACGCACCGGGCACTGCGTGATACTTTTTCCTACCGGTTTGTACTCTCCAGCGATTGACAGCGCCTAACAGCGACCTCTCTGTACCCATCGGACGGTAAATCTTGTCGAATCGCCCGTACCAGAGCATCGGTTCCAGTTCGTCGCCGTCTCGTTGGCGCTGCCAGGGGTTAGTCATTTTGCCTCACTTTCCTGCTTTACCAATGCGACTATCTATCGCTGCAATCTTTACGCCGTTGAGGTAAAACTCCAACACACGCGGCTTGTCTTGTTCTCTGATGATAATTTCGAGACTGTCTTGGCGGACTACATTATTCTCATCGAACCATTTCACGTGAATAGTATTCCAATCGCCTGCGCCACCAGTATGCAATGTTAGTTCCATTTTTCTCCTTTCCTATCGCCTCGCCTGCCTGGAAAATACAACAGAGAACGATAACAAAATATCCAAACAGATGAGGACATAAATCGATGCCGTTTGTGCTAAATTCATATCCGCAAAAGGTGTTACGTTCATTCTAGCAAACTCCTTTTCAACGCTACGTTCGCAGCCCGGCTCTCGCCTAGCGGATACGGGCGGGCTAGTGGGTCGGTCTTGTTCCAGGTGAAAATTATCATCTCATTATCCATTATACCACAATTAGAACAAAATTGCTACACTGCGAGATTACTACACGTATTGACAGATAGCTTGATATATGGTAGAATATAGCTAGATAGGAAATCAAACAAACCAGGAGAGAGAAAATGACCAGCAGAATAAAATACGAACCAACAGCAGGAAACGAGAAAAAGTGGGCCAGGTATAAAACGGTTGAGATGCCCACCGACGAGCAATTCAAAACCCGCTGGGCAAAAGCCCATCACGGAAAGGTAAGCGGGTGGGGAATGATGAAACGGGATTGGGTACTCAGCAATATGGTTAAAACCCGTGAATACCAGATCGGTCTCTGGCAGGGACGAGTAGACACCGCTCGCGAACTGGGATACTCTGAGGAACGAAACGAGAACACCTACAATCTCGGATACAACCGAGGATATAATGGCTACGAGAGCAACCGGCGCGGATGGGACAGTGCAACCCGCGAGCGATTTGACGCCAAGTACGTTAACGCATAGGAGAATAAAATGCCTAATGATTTTGACAAAACGGGGTTGGGAATCGGTGGCGCTGGCCGCCACGACCTGACTGCCGAGACTGCCGAATTGATAGCGCGAGGCGAGATGATCTATGTTGAACGGGAGAAAATCGGCCCAATGCCCCACGGCCAATTGTGGCAAGAGTGTTTTTGTGGAAATGAGCCGGTTTGTTTGGATTGCGAACGATGCTATAAGCACTGTGCCTGCTAGGAGAAACAAATGAGACCCATAAACAATCGCATCAGCGACGACGCCGGAGACAAACTAGACGAACTGGTCAGAAAGTTTGAGAGCCAACGAGTAACTTTTGAAACACTGATTAGAGACGGATTTGAAAAATATATTCCAAAGGAGAAGAAGATGAACACGCGCAGATTTGTAGAACATTCGCAACTCATTGAGGGTGGCGAGTATACGGACGAGGAGTTGGTGGCCTGTCGCATAGTAGGTGGTGTCAACCTGTTCAGGACTGGACTGTATGAAGGAATAAGTCAATTGCGCGCCGATGCACCTCCAGGCTGGCGCGTAGCCAGCAGCGACGGAAGCACGCACTCGTATGACCCACCTGTACCAGAGCGCCAGGATGCTATCACTGAACCTATTCTGTTGGGTTTCATTCACGTTCATCACGGCGATCCCCATTTCCCAATCTGGATATTCAAAATCAAATCATAATTACTCAGGCCAGCCGGGAGCCTGTACCAATCTCGACAAAGGAGAAAAATGTCTGTCATCTATCAACCTAGCAGAAAAGCTCGTGAATATGCACCTCTCGCCTGTAATATTTATCGTGGCTGTGACCATCGTTGCACATACTGTTTTGCTCCAAGCGCCACATATAATCCTCGTACCGTTTTCAACGTTCCCACGCTACGAAAAAACTTCATTCTGCAACTCAAGAAGGATACATTGAAACTATGGAAAAGCGGAACCCACGTTCGTATCTTACTCTGTTTCACCTGTGATCCATATCAAAAACTTGACATTGAACACAAGCTAACCCGACAAACTATTGAGATTTTGCACGGTCGCCAACTAAATGTACAAGTCCTCACGAAAGGCGGCAGTCGGGCGCTGCGCGATATAGATCTATTCACCCCCAATGATGCATTTGCCTCAACTCTCACCTGGCTTGACGACGAACGTAGCTTAGAATGGGAACCTGGCGCTGCGTTGCCATCCGATAGAATCTACGCCTTACATCAATTTTACGAAAAAAACATTCCAACCTGGGTTAGTCTTGAACCTGTATTGTCTCCAGGTGTAGCATTGCAGATTATCAAGGAAATCCACACCTTTGTCAACCTGTTCAAAATCGGAAAGCTCAATTATCACTCATTGGCAGAAACTATCAACTGGCGTGACTTTGGCATAACTGCAATCGAATTGCTCGAAAGTCTCAACCAACCGTACTACATCAAGAACGACCTGCTCAATCTTCTACCAAGCGAGGCTCTAGGCCCATGTCACATAACCGTTGCAGAGTTAGAGCGACGTTTTTTGGTTCAATCTCTACGCCAACCGCCCGCCGCCCCAATTGCTCACACGCAACAAGGGTTTGACACATTTGTCCTTCTGTAGTATCATTCGGTATATGGGAAGAAAAACCGGTTGTGAAAATTGTGGCAAAGAGCAATACAAACACGATTGCTATATTAAACGAAGCAAGAGCGGTATTTTCTTTTGCTCTTGGGAATGCCAGCGTGCCTACAGAAAAAAGCAGAAAGTGTTCACTCGCTGCCCAGCTTGCGGAAAAGAGTTTTATGCAAAACCGTACAGGCGAAAAAGGGCTGGCGCTGTTGCTTGTAGTCCTGAATGCAGAATGGTTATATTGGGATGGGGAAGTCAAATAGTTGCTTGTGATTGGTGCGGCAAAGAGTTTAGTCGCAAAAATACACAAATCAACAAACACAACTTTTGCTCTCGAAAGTGTATGGGCAAATGGCAATCGCAAAATCTGACCGGTGAAAATCACCCCAGCTGGCGCGGCGGCTATAAACAATACTATGGCCCAACTTGGAAACGCCAGCGCAGAAAGGCACGACAGCGCGACAACTATACCTGCCAAACCTGCAACCTGACCGAGAGTCAATCTGACCATGCCCTGGAAGTGCATCATATTAAACCATTTCGACTTTTCGATAATCATAGTAAAGCCAACTATCTATCAAACCTCATCACGCTGTGTCGTGATTGCCACGTTGCCGCCGACGCGGTTGCCAGACGCATCTTTGATGAGGGATGGAACGAGTCCCATATCCGCAAATCGCTGGAGAATTACAGCACAGTATTTAGGCTCTATTTCTATCATCCTTGATTTGCGCCCAAGTCTCTCACAGGCTATGCCGGTTGTGCCGCTTCCGGCAAACGGATCATAAACATCGCCAATCAAACAGTTACCCACGAGAAGCCGCACCCAGTCAAACGGTTTTTCGTGCTTGTGCGATTTGTGGATTTGCGTAATGCCCATCTGAAACACATCTGAAAGATGCTTACCGCGTTGATCGGGCACAAAATCATATTCTCCCCTCGTATTTCTAACAGTGTGCGCCTCAAGTGGCTCCCCATAATGAGCACCGTTAAAATTATAATCTGTGAGATTGCCGTACCATAGGGCCAGTTTACCGCGTCGCAGTGGGCGGTTAGGAGTATACCACGATGTCACGCAATCCCAAATAAAAACCCAGGCCGGGGAGCCAAGAAGATCAATTATTGTACCTGCCCGAAATCCATCACAGAACGCGAGGGTTGATTCCCACTTCCCTTCTGGCACTTGAAAACCTCCATCCCAGGACGGATCATAAAATAGATTACAGGGCAGTTTTCCCAACTGCGCCACCACCGCCGCGTCCGTGCAATCACCGCAGATCAACTTGTGTCTGCCTATCTCCCACAGATCGCCCGTTTTAACCTTCCACTTCTCTTGCAACTCATCTGCCCGCGAAATCTGCGGTTCTGGCGCTGGTGGCAACTCCTCCTCAATCCCCGCCAACAAATCAGCCAGCACCTCGTCGTCGATCCCCGGAATCTCAGTCGGGTCATCCCGATCCCCCAGCAGCGCCGCCAGCGTCTCGTTGTCGAATTTGCGCGAGGGCGAGAGGTTGTCGGTTATCATTAAGTCCTCAGCCTCTTCACGCGATAGATGACTCTGGTCACTAACGACGATCTTTGTGTCACCTTTCTGCTTGGCCGCCAATAGCATACCGTGGCCCGCGATGCAGTAGAGAACGCCGTCGTCAGGGTCTCTCCAAACTACCAGGTTTTTGTATTGATTGAACTTTTCGAGGCTCTTCTCCAGCGTGTCAACCTGAGCATCGGGATGCTCATTATAGTTCTGAGGATGGAAAGTCACCTCGTCGACGCCAATCAGTTTCAAGGTTTCGAGTAGGTTTGTCACCGAGCGTCTTTTCCCTTCACCGCTTTCGAATAGGTGTAAACGCGAGCAACGAGTCGTTCATAATCTGAACCGTCGCTCTTGCACGGAAATTTACCAACGCGGAGATAGGGCCACTTCTCTTGGTCAATCGCCAGGAAAAATGCTTGCGTGGCTTCTTGCAGTTCAATGCCCAACGTCTTGCCACCATCTTTGACTATGCAGACTTCCAGCGTGTTATCGACCAATTCATCGGTATTACAGTAACGCCACTGATTATCGTCGCCGTATACAAGTTCACGCCCGTCCACCGTTGCTTTAGCTGTCATTCATTCCTCCACCTGTTCCAATATGCAATCCTCCAGGTCGATATGCCTCAACCAGTTCTCTTGCCCTCGTAAACGCAGGATAAAAAGGAAGAGGTTAGCAATCGCCCTCTCTGGCGTGTCACCGTCTCCACAGGGAGGTGAGCCAGGGAGGTCTACCAGGTCGGCGCGGTAACGGGTGATCTTTGTGATTTTTATTTTCACTCTTTTCCATCCGTCTCAATCCACCCAAACTCAACCGCCGTATTCAAAAGAATTTCCATTAACTGACTAGAGATCCCGAACCGTTCTAGGTTCACCGCCAATGATTGCTCTATGCTGCCACTGTCGTGCCGTTCGCTCGCTGCCTTCCAATCCATCAGCATCTCAACCACGTCAACGAGGGTCATACCTCTGATACCGTGTTTGTGATGTTCTGGGTGATGCCTGTTATGCTGATAATGATGATCTAACGCTGGCCCTAATCCATCCAATGCCTCTTTATACGCATCACTGCCATAATCGAGAGACGCGAGCAATGGCGTGTACTCATCAAACATTTCCTTTTCAGGTGGCTTGAGTTTACTCTCGTCGTGGTCGCTCGCTCTATCTGAAAGTGCAAGAGTAAAATTAACTAGAAGTTCGCGCACTCTCTGGATGTGATTTATCGTGTCTTGTTTGCTATCGTACACTATTCCCCCTCCCCAAACGCATCCGCCAGCGCCGCCAACCCCCCGCTTTTGTTATGAGATCCTGTTGTCTATTTCTTGCAGGTATTTTATGGCCGCCCTCGCTTTACTCGTCATAACATCCAGGTTGATTTCAATGACAGATAACACACAACCACCAGGTGTCGATTGCTTTTCTTCAGGTGATTCGTTGCCGCTGATTTTCATCACACCTGTAACAATATCTGTCAAACAATCATCAAGCTGATGAATTTTGTCGAGAATAGATTCCCGCGGCATATCTGTGCCAGTATTTTCCACACCGACTGCTACTACTGTTTCATAAGTTGTCATCTCTCACCACCTTTATAGTCATTCTTGAAAGTCTCTGCTAATTTCCCCAACGGACGCCACCTCTCGCGGCTGGCGTCCGTTGATGTCACGTTCAACAGCCTGACGGATCAACTCTGATCGGCTTATGCCGCGCTCATCCGCTACAGCATCCCACCGGTCGCGTTGTATTCTCAAAAGTTCAACAGAGGCGAATACCTTATCATCCATAGAGCTATTGTACCACAACCGTTGTCAATTGTCAACGGATTGTCAAGCATTCTCGACGGGTTTTTGAGCTAAAATTCCATTGCAGTAACTTGCCATTTTTGTCTATTTACTACAACGAAAAAGGAGCAATATGACCAATCACTTGACAACCCTGGCATTGTGGTGTATACTAGTGTCAGATAAGAGAGAGACAAGGAGAGAAGAAAATGACCAGCAAAATCAACTACGAATAAATAGAAAAAATCGAACAGGAACAAATAGCACTAGCCGAATCATCCGAGATGCCCTTACCGACCAAACACCAGATAGCAGGCGAGTACATCAGACAGGCTCAGGGTTACAGGAATGCACTCGTAAGGGAATTGGTAGGAGATGAGTGCTATGACAACCTGATAGGAAAAAGTATAACCTGGCTAGTCCGGGCAGCGACGAGAGAACTAGCCAGCCGGCTAGAGGCCAGGGAGCAAGGCGAATGAAACAAGAAGTTGTGGAATTCCTAAAACGAGAAGATGCCAGATTGTCTTGCCATAGACGTTATATGATGTACCACGAACAAAGAAAAGAATGGTGGGTGCACACCCGTGCAAGTTATCCTAAAAAAGACACTGTGATACTTCGTGTGGCAGAAGAACGTCTATCAGTTGCACTTGAATGCCTACGCACAGGAGCACAATGACCCAACTCACAACAACCCAGGCCGCCGACATCCTCAACCTATCCACCCGGCGTATCGTGCAAATGCTCACCCAACCCTGCCCGGCCTGTGACGGCCAAGCAGAAGACTGCGCCCGCTGCCGGGGTACTGGTGTCAAGCTGCCTCACTCTATACCCTACTGGGCAGTGGAGTTGCCAGACAATAAATATCCAGTACAAGGGCAGCCTTCTGGCGTGCCGGGTGTGACACTCGCCCAAGAGAAGGACGCCCAAGCAGTGTACTATGAGGGAAGACGCATCGGTTGGGTATACCAGGACAGTGATGCTCGGCGGTCGTGGGTGTGGTTCAACGATGATAACCAGGGGGGACAGTTTCGGTCGCGGAAGGCTGCGATCTTGGAACTGTTGGAGGCTACAAAGTAGACCAGCATTTCTCGCTCCTACTCCTCACGCGCCACAAACGGCAGGTACACACGCTTCCCATACAACGGAACAAGCCCCGGCAATTCCGGCATCCCGTCCCAGGTCAACGCGACGGGGTAAATTCGTAAGAGTTTAAACACGACGTCCGAATCTGTTCTGCCATACTCTACCCATTCAATTCTGCTACTCCAGGTCGAGCAAATCGCGGTCAGTAGCGCATCATCATCGTAGCCGACTATCACCCAAGAATGCCCGCCACCGCCGATGTAACCCAGGGCCGGGAGAGGATAACCGCGCTCTAGTTCTGCCACGACGGTATCCCAGCCGAAGGAATAGACCGTGTCAATATCTATCTGGTACTCCGGTAAACCGTGTGTTACAGAGACATAGCGCAGGTACTCGACCACTCCAGGCAGAACTTTGTCAGACCAGGTTGAGCCGTAAACCAGTCCATCAGCCGATGCGCTCGTCCTCATATATCCAGCGAGTGACGTTGGCGGATCTGGCGGATCGCAATCGGGCAACTCTGTACAATCAGGGATGGGAGGGCCATAATCGATTGGCAAAGATACAGTTTCGTACCATTCGGGACTTTCGATATAGTCGCTCTCCGGTTTGTCGTCGGGAATAGCATTGAACCCCAGATCGTCGAGGTACTTTAGCCAACAAAAGCTCGCAGTAGGGGAACAGCCGCCCGTCCAGGTGTGGCAGATACTCTCTGCGCCATCGAGGATTAGAGCGCCGAGGGATGGTTTTTGTTGGATAGCAAACTGTACAACCGCTGGGGGGATGGGGCCTAACGATGCGCTGTGCTTTTCGCCTCTGGCAAAGATGAGAAGCGTGGCGAGTGCGGCGATTGTAATCCAGTTTGGTTTGGGTTTCATAATTTTCATCCTGACATCTCTGACTCTGGGTTTGTACTCTCTCAGTCACCGCTATAGATTGCACTCGTTACTGATTGCCAACCTGATAATTATGATACTGCCACTCATCCATCAGTACCACGTACCTACCTCGTGGCCCGTAAGGAAACGTGTGAAAACTACTTCCGCACTTGCGGAGATACCGAGCAATAATCCAATGCCAGAGCCGCCTAAGTGTCACTTTTTGTCCTGATGTTTCAAAATAGCTCTTGGAGGCTTGCAAATAGATCGGGGGTTGCGTTGCCTCACTCAAAACGGCTGCCCAGACACGACCGAACAGTAATGCTGAGAGACGTTCGCGGAATGACATTTGCCAACAAGAAACGCATCTCTCGTTATCCCTCCATACCGGTAGTGACAAAATGCTTTCATCTAAAAAGTCACTTCTGTATCCTTCTAATGTATTTGTCATTTCATCAAATTCTACTGGTTTCATTTAGTTCCTTTTTCATAGACTGCCGTATTCAGAATGCATCCCTGGCTGCGTGCTATAACAGTTGCTAATGCCAGCCATAACGCAACCTGTCTATCATCCAGTAAAAATAGTTCACCGTCTACTCGCTCTCTCGCAAACAACTCGTGGAACCAGGTTTCTACCATTTTGCCATCGTCTACCTGGATAGAACCTATCAAAACGAGTGGTGTGCAAAACTCGCGGGAAAGCTCACGGCGGCGTCGTTCGACATTGCTTGAGAATCCTATTTTGTGTAGGCGGCTATCGATATTTGTGACGTGCATCAAATAGACCATAATGCTCCAGATAACAAAAACCTCTCGCGCTATTCTCAGACGGCGCTTCGGCGACAGTCCATCAAGTCACTCAACCGTCTCCTCGACCTCTGTCTCTGTTACCATCGGGGTCTGGTTATAAAACGTTTTACCGGTCGCCGGATCGTAGTGCTCTCCAGTGGCGCGGTCTTCTATGCGATTCAATACTGCCCGCTTGACAACTGGATTGCGAACGAGCGTTTCTAGCACCGTGACCATCGTACTACTGATACGCCTCTCTGCCCCGAGTTTGATCTCTAGTTCCCTCTCTCGTAGGCGGCCCGCTTGAGTACAAAGTACCTCGGCCTTTGCATCCAGGTCGCCAGCAAGTTCAAGTTGGCTGTTTAGTTTTCCGACCTTTTTTTTCTGGTTATTGAAATCACGCTGAAGTTGTGTGCAATTGTCCCCGGCGACCTCTAGCTGTACCTGGAGGTCTTCTATTCGATTCTCCAGGGCAACAACTTCTCCAAGCCGCGCCTGTAACACATCCCCGACCTGTTGTGGCAGATCATCGCGGATCGCTTTCTCGATTTTAGCCTGTAAGTCTTTGTCCATCTTTCACATCTCCTTTAACTATTGCAGCAGCCTGTCAAGTCGCTGCGGGCGGCTCAATTTAGCTCCAGATTGCCCATCTCCAAGTATCCTTGATAAGTCTCCATAGCAGCACACACGAATGAACCAGTAGCATAGCGACACCGATGACAGCGACGATGGGCCACGCGATAGCGAGCAAGAATTTTTCTTCATTGTCAAACATCAGAAAAAAACCGGTGATTACACACCCTGATACATACAAAACCAGGACTATTGCCAATACACTAGGTGTCGCTGATTCCATTTTTTATCTCCCTCTTACTAATCGTATACCCAATCGCCTCGCCGCTTGCACCACGAATCCAATTCACGTCTTCGTCGTCGGCTAGATAGACGCCCATTATCTGCCCTGTCATCGTGCGACCATCGTAAGGTGTCGGGGCGGGGATGAAGCGTTTACCATCGGTCGTCGTCTTTAATCTAGGATTCATCGCACTACCCCGCGCGCCACAAACGGGCAGTATGCCCACGGCACAAACGGCGGCAGCAATGTCGGCTCAGGCGGGGTGGGAGTGATGCCAGTTACGTCGGCGAGCGGTGTGGATGCAAACGGTGTAAGAAGAATCAGGACGAGAGCAACGAGAGCCAAAAGTAAAACGGATTCAGGTTTTTTCATCTTGTACCTCCTTTCGTAACTCGTTCAACAGCGCAGTGCATCGCGCAACCGCCTTATGGCGTCTTCTGGTAGTAGATCGCCTTCTTTCCAGGGAATTGAACGTGTTACCTTCCAGCTTTCCGGCGGCTCTGGAAACGTCACCGGTTGCCATTGGCCGGTTACATCGTAAAGATTGTAAAAAGTATTCCGCCCCCAAGTGTAACGCGGAATATCCTCGATCAACTCGACCTCGACGTAGAAAAAACTGAGCGGTTCATCATAACCTAAAAATCCCCACGTGCCATAGAACCAGTAGAACCCCGGCTCTGTGGGCCACTCGCGTGTCCAGTTATTCGCCATCGTTCACCTCGATCTCCTCAATCCCGTGAGCCAATAGAAACGTCCTCTAGTCGGCGCGGGCAACCAGCTTTCGCTGGCAAGGAGACGGGAGAATCAGGCCCGCGCCCGCGCCGACCGCTAGAAGGTTAATTGCTATACCTCATCGGAGAAAAGCTCAAACTCGTCTTTCTTGAAAACGTCGTGAATCAGGGAAGATCCGCCGCCGACGAACAAACAAGTTGCGATTCGTCCAACGAGCAAGTCGGGAATGTAGGTAGTAAACAGGTTGACTCTGGCAAACCAGGCCAGGATCGCACCTGTTACCAGCGCCACGTAAACCAGCCACCACAAGTCCAGGTCGGGGAACTTTTTGCGAAACGGCGCGGCCAGGCAGTCTATAACGGCCTTGTTTGCGCCAGCGAGAAAAAGACCTGCTGTAAAAGTTTCCATCACAAAACCTCCTCAATTATATGGGCTGGCCGGGCCGTCTTCGACCCTAGTTCTCTAGCGCCTGCTGGCCCGGCCAGCCATTCGATTACAGTATACACCAGGGAGAGCCGCTTGTCAACAGGGAATGTCTGTAAAAAATTCAAACATTGTGTCAATTTTCGCCCCTGCTCGCCACCCCATCGCAAAAAGTGACGGTTTCCAGAATGGCGGTGTCCAACCAACAAGTGAGGGGTTTTGCAACCAGGGGATCAAATCTGCTTGCGCTGGCACGGGTTTTATCAATGCTCCATTACGTTGCACAATGTCTCGTTCTGTGTAACCGGCCTGCTCAACCAAGACACTTGCTACTCGTCCAAGTCTCAGCTTGCCTATATGAGTAAAATAGTTGCAAAGTTCTTGGACTATCTCCAGGTTTCCAATACACCGCGCCTTGTAGGTACTGCACACCCGTGTGGGCGTAGGCAACCGGCGTTCCATCCACGGTCCATTTCGCGTCTGGAGTTTAGGCCGGTTGTGCAAAAAACCTTCTGAATTGCGCTTGTGTCGCACATACACATCCTCAACGGCTTGGGCAGCTGGGTACAACACTGATGCAGCCCACAGCGGAAATCCATTCTTGTCCCGCCACAGCATCTTGAATGGTAACGGTATCCAATAGCCATCCTCTGAATCTGCGAGTAGTCGTCCTTCGGTAGCAATCTCCACGACGGCGCGGGCCAATAGGCCATCGAAATGAATCGGGTCATAGTTGACGATCCGACTATTGGATTGCAGATTAAATGTCACACGCAACGGCTCACAATTGCACTGCGCGAATCCTGCGGTAAATCGGTCAAGTTCTGGTAGGTGGATCATATCATTCTCCTTATCGAAGGAAAGTGTATTGATAACTGGTTAAATTTCTCTGGAGCGATACGTTTCAATGTAGAGTACCGTCCTAGATTCGAGGCAACCTCTCCAAGAAGAATTGAAACACGCCAATGCTTTCTAGGTACGCCAATTTCGGCCATCTTGTCGTAAATTTTGTTATATGGCAAGTCGCGTGACGCAATATAAGCCCACACGTCCTCATCTTTCCAGTCAACTATTGGTGTGCAGTGGTGATGCTGTACGCCATCCAGGTATTCAAATTTGACTGGATAAAAATATCCGCGCACTTTTCTTGACAAGCGCCGCCCCGCGCTCTCTTGCGCCCGCAATCCCATCACGGTCACGTCAAACTTGTACTTTCGGACAAATCTAACGCTTGGCTCACCGACTAGAAAGGCGAACCAATCTACCTCATCGGCAAATTTTTCGGGTTCATGCCCCCAATATCCAAAATCACGACACAGATCGGCCAATGTTCTATAAGACTCGAAAACATCCACATCTGGATGATGGTTTTTTAGCAATTCAAAACATTGATCATATTCAGTTTCAATACCGCTACTGAAAAATGCAGCGGGTACGCCTGGATATACCCGCCGTACTAGATCGAGTGTCACTGTTGAGTCTTTCCCTGTACTGAATGAAACTCCCATCTTGAAACCGCGCTCTACCAACGATGAAAGCAGATCAATAGCACGATCAGCTTTTCGCTGAAACGCTGGCAGCATAGCATGCGCTTTATCCCCGATGGTAATTGCCCTCACTTACCCTGGCCCCTTGTTCCTCCCCCTGATGGGGAACCACCCGGTGGTCTTTGCTTGAATAGAGCTTTCATATCATCACCTCCTGTTCCAGGCAGTTTTACGTATTATAACTTAGAATCCGATATGGGTAAAGTCGCCCATTATCCTCGGCTAAAAGAAAACCTTGTTTTTCGAGCACTGGCAATTTACGATGCACATTGCTCTTTGGAATACCTAATGATCGCGCAATATCTACCTGGCGACAACCAGGAACTAACATCACCTGTGCATAAATTGCCGCCAGGAGTATGTGATTTATTTTACGACGACCGCCGAACAACACAATGTACCATCCAGTATTCCAGAAAACAGGCGCTCTTTGTTCTCCACCAGATACGCCTCATATTCTGCAACGCCACTCGGTTTCTCACCAAGCCAATCCACAGTGACATGTCCGTGTCCGCGTGCCGATTGGCCGCCGATCACGTTGTCATTGTCGGCGTAGTAAGCCACCGCTGCCGCGAGAGCACCCTGAGTCAATGCGGTGGTGTAGGGCGTCAGCGTCAACTCGACGTAGACCTGAGTACCTTTTATCAACGTTTCATAGTTGTAAATCATTTGCCCTTCGCCACTGGCCGTAGCATGGCGAGTGCGTGTCACACTGTCAAGCATCTCAAAAACGCTCGTTCTTGACTGCGCTGTGTCACGTAACGATTCAGGCAATGCGTCGACATTTTCAGAACATACAATCCAGGCCGAAACTTTTAACTTGCTCTCGCCTAGATCAAAAGACGCTGTAACTCCACCAAGCAGGTCAA